GTGGCCTTTTCCAGTGACATTACCAGAGCCTAGCTCCTTTAAATAGGGATCATTAGTCTCTAAATCGATTGCTATTTCTTTATGCCCTCGAAGATCTTTTAATTCTTCTGGCATTACCCATTCCGTTTCTGGAGTAAACAACGGTATCTGGGTACTCCTCATGAGTAATCCCTCTCAAGTATCATTTCTAAATAGTGTATTGCCTTCTTCACGTCCTCTTCTTTTCCCTTTATTGAATGCCTACAAATATATTTTATAGCGTTTCCCTCTGCAAAAAGCAACTTGTTTTCGTTTATAAACTCTGCCGGCTGAATTTTCATATTTTTATAGTGTTTACCACCGATCTGCTTATCTAGTGATTCATACTCTATTCCTTTAAACATATCTTTATTTGTCATTTTTTTTCTCCTCGTAATCTTTATATTCTTTTATTAATTTTTCCGATGGATGCCAAACATCTACAGCTGAATGACATTTAGGACACGATAAGTTACTAACTATATCATAATCCTCATTATCTTCAGTGTCGTGATCTCCACCCCAAATTAATTCAGTGCCACAGTGCCAGCAGTTCATATTTTTTTTCCTATATTGTTTATATCTTCAACAGTGTTAATTTTAATAACTGCTTCGGTAGGTATTTCAATATTATTAGTTTGCATTGTTAACCTTGTACCATCATCTCTTTGAGATGAACTGCCTTCCGCTTTAGCCCATTTATTTCTATTATCAAGAATAGTTTGTTTAGGAAGCCATCCATCAATTTCCATCATACTTGCTCCTGCATTATAATTATTAAATAAAACAAACGGGACTAAATGAGACAGTTGATGTCCAACTAAATTATGTACCCAGCCAGGTCTCATAAAAGAATTACTAGATCTTCTTGTTTTAATATCTATTTTATTTCCATTTATATCTATATCTGAAGGACTAAAATCTTTATAAGTAGGAAAAGGTAATCCTAATATTTTATAAATTATTAATTCTCCAATAATACCTGTTGTTTGTTTTTGTGTGTTTCCGTTAAAGCCTGCGGCTCTATTACCAAAATTTTTATGTTTAGTAATTAAACTTGCATGTTCTTTAATATTTTCTGTTATTTGTATTTTCATAGTTTTCTCTCCTATATGTTTTATTTTTATGACAAATTACACACAACAATTGTAAATGACTGTTGTGTAAGTGGTATTCTATCCAAGACTCTTTCATTCCAGGATTTATAAAATACCAAATATCTTCATTATTATGTTTGTTTACACTTTTTAATAAATACTCTTCGTCGTAGTTATTTTCTTTAATAAAATTATTAAACAAAGTCATAAATGTAGGATCTTTATGATCTACTTCTGCGTCAAGTCCATATATTTCAATTCCACATTCATTACAGATTGGTTCAACTTGTTCTCTAAATTTTTTTTTATGTATTTCAACGGCTTTTCTAGCGGCTTGTTTTACTCTGTGCATTTTATTTCCATTCATTAGCACGCCTGTGCCAAAACAAGTAAACATCCATTTTGCAGCTACAGGAACTTTTTCACCCATACCAGAACTCCAACACCAACCTTTTTCTTTACACTCTTGACAATTAGTTAATTGATGAGGATCTTTTTGATGAACCCATAAACATATGCCTCCTTGACTATCATAACCGAAAGACCAATTTGAAACTCCTGGACCTATTTTTCTTTGGTACCAATCTTCATCTTTACATAAAAAGTAATCTTTAAATAACTTATCCATTGCTTTTTTAGTAATTGTTGTTGTTTCATTTAATATTTTTCCTAAAGGAGTTTGATCTCTTAATAATTGAAAATGTTTATATGCATCTTCTTTTCTTTTAAAATCTTTGCCTAAAACGTTTTTATATTTCATAATATATAAGCTCGATCAAAATCTCTTGGGTCCAAGACGTGCAATTCACGCTTCGCTCTCGTCGCTCCAGTATAAAATAATCTATGTAATTCATCTGGATCATAACTAAATGTTTCGAGTGCCGCGTTTGTGATGTCTTGCATCAATAAAACTTTGTCAGCTTCTCCTCCTTTTGCTCCGTGTATTGTTGACATTATTATACGAGGATTTTTATTTAACGTCTCACCATTCGCCCTCATGTTACGAATGTAATTCTCTGTCATAGAATCTAGTCCTTCAAATGCTTCATACCATACACTGTCTATAACCAAACCGTGTTCAGCTCTACAATCTCTCATTAAATATTTATCATCTGCGTGTAATGTTTTACCTTTTCTAAATCCTTCTAATACATTTGATCCAAGGTACTCATATATATTTTTTATCTCCAGGTGATTTAATTGGGCACCCTTACGCCACGATTCCCAATTGTTTAATGCTAATAATAGTTTTAATGGTATAGAGTTTCGTCCTTTAAATTGATAGTACCAACCTCGCAGTTCACATACTTCTTTTACTGAATCTAAAAAATGATTTGCAGAAGATAACACTAACCAATTTCCCTCACTCATATCTACTTGTGTAATATCAGAATATCTTTTTAAGACTCCGTGTTCTTCTCTAGGTTTATAATTTTTATCAAATCTATTTTGTACTTGACCAATAATCTTTTGTGATAATTCGTGTATAGGTCCTCCAGGAATCCGGTAAGACTGATCTAATGTTTGAATATCGTCTACTTCTTCTTTAAGTGCAATGAAGTGATCTACATCTGCACCCGCCCATTTAAATATTGCTTGGTCATCATCACCTGCAATGTAAGTTTTTTCTGCTCTTGCCCAAATCTTTCTTACCATTTCCCATTGTAGTAATGATAAGTCTTGTGCCTCATCTATAAACAATACTTCAAATTTATTTTGTTTTTCTTTTGCAATAAAATCTTCCAGTAAATCATTAAAGTCTTTGAGACCTTTTTCTTGTTTAAATCTTTTAAGTTCTTCTGCTAATAAAAATAAGGTATTTCTTTCTATGTCTAATATATTTTTTCTTGAATCATAATAATCTAATAAGTCTATTCTCTTTACAGCTGCTGTATTTATTATTGTTAGGTATTCATTATCAGAATTAAATGTACCATCACCTTCAGAAAATTTTGCCACCTTAATTGGTATGCCACATTTTTCACCAAACTCTTTATAATCATCTGGACCCATCATTTTTTCTCTGGTCATTCCTACTTGATTAAATGCATATGAATGAAGTGTTCTAAAGTAAGTTAAATCATTATCTATATCCAAACCGAATTTATCCGCGGCCCTCGTTGCTGCTTCCGTTGCAGCTTTTTTAGTGAAGGAAAAATAACCTATCTGTTTTGGTCTAACGCCGTCCTGTATGAACTGATCAACTAGATTCAACAGAGTTGTTGTCTTTCCCGTTCCAGGTGGTCCTAGTATTATTGTTTTCATACTTTTATTATTATACTCCTATTTTTTCCTGGCAGTCTTTCTATCCATCCTCTTTCTTGTAACTGTTTAATTTTTACAAAAATTAAACATTTACTGGATACCCCCGTACCTATTTTCATCTCCTCGTAAGAAGGTGCCATATTATTTTCATCAATATATTTTTTAATAAAATTAAAAAGTTTTAATTGTTTTTTAGTTAAGTTAAATTTTTTCATTATATTAATTCAAATATAAATATTGTTATGATTAATAAACCAAAAATTTCAGTATATGTATTCATTAAAAATGTTCCTCCTGGTATATTGTTTTAGAAACAGATGCTTCTGTCTGTTTCATTGTTTTAATTTTAATTAATCTTGGTTGTTGTTTTTTAATTCTTACTCTTTCTTCTCCTATAAATTCATCTAGTCTTTTAATTAAATTACCTGTTTGGTTTTTATCTTTCTCCCAATGATTTCTTTTACAAAAATTATAAAAGTCTTCCATTCTAAAGTATGTGTATTCTCTCTTCTCATCTGTGTATGGAAGTTTATTAAATACATCATCTATAATTCTTGCTGATTGTCTATTGGTTGTCCAGTCCTGCAAGAGTCCTGTAAGTTCATTAACAGGATCTAAAGACTCTAAAGGTTCTACTTCTTGTAGTCCTTGCATCATAGGTTTTAAAAAATGTTGTTTCCAATCTTTTGGTTTTGGTATTGGTACTATTAGATTTGCTTGATCTAAACACGCTAACGCAAATAAGTTTGGACTGTAAAGTTGTTCTGATTTTAATTCTATTCTTTTTTTATCTACATCCAAAAACCATTGTGGTGGATTAGATGAATATTTAGTTAAGCTTCCTAATACTGGCATCTCTTCTTCGCCAAAACCTACACCAAATCTTTTTGTTCTACATAAACCAGATTGACATACTGCATTGATAGGTGCATCTTTACATCTATACTTGTCATAACCTTTTCTGTTTACTGATTTAATTAATTGTTGAACCTCACTATTACTTAATGGTGGTTCCATAAATTTCATATTTGCTTTTACAATCTCATCTTCCCAAGTATCTGGATGTGCTTGCTTATAATATACTGCTACATTAAATAGTGCATTATTCCTGGACCCCTCACCAAAACCTGTTGTTGCTAACTTGTTTAAACAAGGAGGTCCTCCAGGAAATGCTTCTTCTATTTTTTTCTTTTCCGTTTTAATTTTTTCAACTTCTTCTTTGCTGCAACTGTAAACATCATAGAGCTTATAAAATTCCTCAAGTGTACAACCGGAGCCATTATCGTTGATCGCATAACGCAGTCCTTTCATTTGATTGAAGTAGGGTAGATTTAAAAAGTTTCCAGTGTCCCCACGTTCCACTAGAATTTCTGTTTGTTTTGGAAATATTTCTGATCCCTCATACCCAAGTATGATTGACATTTCTTTTAATTTTGATTGCATCAACGATGCTGGAATATTTTCTTTTGTAAATAAAAATACGTGTGCTCCACCAGATTTAGATCGGCAGACTATTAAGGGTAATTTATTATTCCTAATGTTTTTAATGAGGCCAAGATGGTCAAAGTTATATTCATCAATATCAATACACCCCCAGCGACAACTGTTGTCTTCAGTAATAGGAATGATGCCGAGCGCTGCACCTTTGCCCTCAAGGTGGTTTGACCATAAAGAGTCGGTAACGTCCCCCCTAACAATAAAAGCTTTACCTTTTTGTTTTCCGTTCTCTCCTCGCTCACCGGGTTGATATTGTCCATAAGCGATCTCTAATCCTAAAAATATTGATTTAAATTTATTCATTATCACTTCTTCTTTCTTTGTAAAGGGGGATCTCACAATCCCCCTTATTTAATTTAGTATGGAGTTGAGTCCGATACTTTCTCTTCAACATCAGCTTTTGTTTGAACGGTCCCTTTAGATACATTTCCAGAAAAATCCTTTGCACTTAAATACAAAGCCTTATCTGCTTGTCCTAAAATTCTGTCCTGCGTTACA